AACTTGTCCTACGGAATTTAAATAACTTTGTTGTTCTTTATTTGTATCAGTTAAAATAATTCCTCCTTTTGTTTTTTCAACTACACCTCTAGGTCTAATTAAAATTCTATAACCTACTGGTTGAGGTATTTTTTCTGGTGTAGGCACATCATTATCTGTTGCCCATATTTCTTGACTAATCATCTATATCTCCTTCCTTGTATTTTTGAGTAGTTTCGTCAATTATTTCTAATGCTCTATTTAATCCTTCTGACATTCCTTGTATTTTTTTGAAGTCTTCAATTTTATCTACACCTCTTGACAACAAATTTTTACCTAAATCTGTGTCATACTCTTTAATTTTTTTCTTTATCGCTATTACTAATCTTTCCATTTACTTCTTTCATAATTACATTAAGCAACTTTTCAAAAGGTACATTTGCTTTAGAAGCCACTTGAGCAAATATTCTTGGCTTAACTGTTTTAATTGATAGTTTTTTATTTTCTAAAAACTTTTTAGCTTTTCTAATTTCTTCTGGTTTAATTGCCATTAATCATTTCTTTTCGCAACTCTTGAAGCTGTTTCAACTATCTTAGCTTTAGTTTCAGCATCTTTTCTAGCTTGCGTTCTTTCCTTATCTTTTACTCCTTCAGCAAATCTAGCTTTTCTTATATTTAGCTCTTCTGCTTTTAATTGTAAACTAGCTTGGTCTTTTTGCATTTCCATTTGTTGTTTTTGTTGTTCAGGATTTGGTGGCATACTTCCCATAAGACCTTGTGCTGCTTGTGCTGCAGCAACAGCAATTCTATTTTCTTGTTCTACTGAAATCTCTGTTGTGTCTTCATCTCTTAATTCTTTGTTAATTTCTCCTGAAGATGTAGGTACACCTTGAGGTACTTGAGCTTGCATTTGTTGTTGGTATAAATAAGCCATGTGTTGACCTAAGTGAGCCATCATTAATGGATATAAAACTTCTTTAGCTTGAGGGTTTCCTCCAAATCTAGGATCCATCATAAACTGTTGGTGTACTGCAATATGAGCTTGATGATCTTGATCTTCAAAAACTTTAATTGGTTTACCATTTAATAAAGACATGTTTCAGAAACTGGATCTCGTCTTGGAGTTTCTTCATCTTCAATTATTAAATCTTGATAATCAGGAATATTTAATGATTGTAAAAATCTTCTATATGCTTCTTTAGTATCAATAATATTCGGTGCTTGTTGCGCTAGTTGTAAACCAGTTTGAGCTAATGCAATTCTTTGAGCTTGAGAAAATATATTAGGATCACTTACTGGTACTACGTTTACAGCATCATTAAAATCTTTTCTTCTAATTGTTTTTCTTTCACCTATTACATCATAAGGATATTCATCATCTAGATATTCTCCATTTAATTCATAAATTAATTTAAATTCTCTACCTTGAGCTTGATGTAATCTTTTATGAATTGCAGAAAATACTTTAGAGCCTTGTTCTATCAAAGCAATAGTTGTACCAACTGGACCACTTCCAGCAGATTGACCTACCATAGCGTCTGCTATACTTGCAAAACGTCTCCCTGACTCAGTTAAAACACCTAACAATTGTAGTAGTGTAGGCGAAGGTTCTTTGAAAGGAAGAGGGATAAAACTCTTTCGCAGATCATCGCCATATGCTTCAACATCGACCCATTCACCAGGTGAGACTGTAATATCTCCACCTTCTATTCTAGCTCCTTTGGCTTTGAATCCACCATTGAGATTAGCAAAGGCAGCTGAATCTAATAAAGCACGAAGTGCTCCTGTACTAGCGTGTTGCAAACCGCCGATCATTTGAATAAGGCCAAAGCCGTAGAAGCCTAAGCCAGGAAGATATTTATAATGTATAAAATAAGTTCTTTTTCTTTTTAATGGATCGTCTTCTTTCCAATTTCTTCTAATAGCTAAAGTTTGACCTGATTCATAATCTACAGTTACAATGTATGGAAGAGCTAAACCTGATTCATCTTCTCCTAAATCTATATCTGCGTGTATCTCTAAAATAGTATGAATTTTATCTGACATAGAAGTTGACATACCTTCTAATTTTTCTATTGTCGATTGTACTAAGTCAGAAGAATTTTGACCACCTTGATTTTGTGTTACAGGTACATCTCTATAAAATCCTTCTACTTGTCTTCTTTTAATTTCGTTTGTAGTAAGTTTCATTACTTGCGTATATCTTTCAGCAGTTTCTAAATCTGTATTTTCATATGAAATAACAAACTGGTCTGCTGGTACAAATTTTGAACAAATTCTATCTAAAGAATTATCAAAATATATTTTTTTAAATGCTGAACCTGCTAATGCTAAATAAAATAACATTTGATCTAGTTCGTTAAAATAATCTGTAATCTGATTAGTAACTTGATAATTCATAAAGTCTTGAACACGTTGAGCTTGTTCTAATTTTTTATCTGATTGTTTTCCAATTATCTGAGTTTTAACAGGACCACCCGCTGGAAACATTTCAGAAATAGCTCTTGCTTGAAACTGAGTTGCAGCCTCTGACATTAATGGATGATGAACACCTGAAGCTCCCGGGAAAGGATCTTGTCTATCTTCAACAACTACTCCTAACATTTTTAAACCTTTAGAGTATTGATCTTCCCAATCTTTTCTTGAAGCTTTATCATCTTCGTAAGCTCTTATTAAAGATTTACCAATATTTAAAACTTCTTGATTTTCTAATTCTTCTGCTAAATTAGCATAGTGATTTGATTCAAAAGCTTCTTCTTCTTTTTCTGTTAAATCTTGATCTACATCTACACGAACCTTTTGTCCATCTTCGTTAGTATATTCAAGTTTCTTTTTATCTAGTTCTACTTCTAATGCCATTATGCTGTTTTCTTTTTTGGTTTCTTTTTACGTCCGTCTGCTCTTCTGTTTTTATCTTTTTTACCTTTTAAAATATCTTTATCAACTTTTGCTGCTTTACCGCCTGTTAAAGCAGAATTAACTCTTGCCATAGCCCAAGCTTGCGGACTAACACCTTTTCTATGACCACTTGTTCTGTACGCTGCTAAACCTCTATTATAAATTTGTCTTATTTTAGAAGTTGACACTCCAGATTTTTTAGCTTTATTTTTAATTGCAGTAGCAGTTGAGCTCATCCGTACATTTCCTTAAATTTTTTATTATGTTTACTTTTCTTTTTGGATCCTACAAATTTTCCACCTTTTTTATCTCCTGGTAAAACTCCTGAACCTTTATTATTTTTATTTAATTTTTTTAATGCTGCTTTTCTTTTTGATCTTAACGCACCTGATGTTCCTGCTAAGTATTGTTTTTTAACTTTTTTCTTATTTGGTTTCGTCATTGTATTTTTAAAAGAAGGTCTTGCTATCACTTAGGAAAACCTTTTCTCATATTCTTATAAGCTTTTTTAGATATTGTTGATTTAGATTTTGATCTACTTTTACCAGCTTTTTTTCTGGCGTTAATATTTGCATAAAGTCCCTTTTTCATAGTTTCATAATACCTCCTGGTTCATACCATACTTTCCTAAGTAAGATATAAAACAAAATTATTGATTATTCTACTATTTTTTTTATTGATTTAGATCCATCAATATTTTCTTCTAATTCAGCTTGTACTTTACCACACTTATACTCGATATTACTATTTGCACTTCTCTCAGCTTCCCTTTTACCTTTTAAGCAATCTGACATTTTATCTTGTATTCTATGTTCTTGTAATTCTCCAGCCACAAACATACACAAAGCAATTACACTAGTGAGTACCGTTTCCATTTGCAAAATCCCTTTGTTTATCTTTTAATTTTTCAATATCTCTTAAAGCTTTATCTAATTGTTCTCTTAAAAACTCTATATTTACTTTATTAGTCATATTTTGTTCTTGAGTAGTTTCTAACTTTTCAGTTGTTTTGTACAAATCCTCAATAAGCATAAATTGCTCTTGGTCTATAGGTTTCTGAGTACTTGCTTCTAGTAAATCTTGTTCAAATAATTGATTTTTAGTTTCTAAATTATTTAATCTTTCTAT